GGCATTAGCATCGTTTGGTGCAGGTACTTCTGAGGGTACAGCAAAAATGTTGGAAGTCTTCAGATTATCTGATGACCAAGAAAGAGAAATGCGTAGATACGGATTAACTCTAAGAGAAGCCCAAGAACAACAAGCATATTATATAGAACTACAAAGAACATCTGGTATTAATATGCAAGCCCAAGAACTGTCTGAAAGACAAGTTCGCACCAGATCATTGCAATATGCAAAAACATTAACAACATTATCAGAGTTAACAGGTATTCAAGCCGGTCAACTCAAAGAAGAACAAGCCGCAGTCCAAGCAGACTTACGTAATAAAATTCGTAATATACGTGATCAAAATGATATTGAAAGACTTAAGAAACAGTTAGACGGCGACATTACTGCTGAAAAGAGAGCATCAATAGAAGCAGAAATAAAAGCAAGAGAACAAGAAATACAAGTAAGAGTTGATGCCGGTAACCAATTTGCAGGTTTATTAGGCAGAGACATGGCCGCCAAAGTGATGAATGTTATTGGCACTGGGGCATTTGACGAGAATACAAAAGAACTAGCAAACTTAGGTCTTAATGCCGCAGAACTTAAAGAAAGATTTGCAGGCTTGACTGCTGGTTCAGACGAATACAGACAAGCAGTTGCCGAAACAACAGGTGAACTCGTAGGTGGTGTCAGACGAAACGTAGATAGGTTCGGTAAGTCTATGGAACTTGCCGCTAACGCAAGTGAGATCGGCGCCGCAGTAGGCATCAACGAGAGAACAACAGATACAGCCAGACTCTTTGCTTCCCAAGATGAGGCTACGAATAGAGTATTAGAAAGTTTTGATGAAGTAGCAAACTCTACAAAAGAAGGTGCAGATACACAAAAAGATTTGGCTGCCACTCTCCAAGTATTTGAAACCAATGTTAGAACAGCCGCAGACGAGTTTTTAAATCAATTTAATCCGTTTACAGGTGGATTAAGTTTAGCAGGTATTGCTCTTACTGGACTTACCGCGGCTGCCACTTCAGCCGCAATTGCATTAGGAAGTATGTCGCCCGGAGGCGGAGTACTTAGTAATCTATTTGGTGGCGGTAAAGGCGCCGGCGCAATGGGACCAAATATGCCAAAAGGCACAGCGGCCTTAAGAGGCGCGGGTAGCATGTTTAAAGGCATGGGAAGATTAATACCTGGTGCAGGCGCTCTAATGGCCATTGGTGGCGGTTATATGGCCGCAGAGGATGCAAAAGACGAGGCTGATTTACAACTTAATGAAACATTACTTGATGACAGTGCTACAGATTATGAAAAAGATTTTGCTCGTAAACAACATGAAATAGACACTACACAAGCCAATAATAAAGGATTAGGTATAGCAGGTGGAGGCGCCGGCGGCGCCCTTGCAGGTGCAGCCGCAGGTGCAGCCTTAGGTTCAGTTGTCCCAATTCTCGGAACAGCAATCGGTGGTATTTTAGGCGCTGCCTTAGGAGCGGCAGGCGGCTCTATGCTTGGAAGTTCGGTAGCAGGAGCCTTATCTCCTGAAGACCTAACAATGTACGGAACAAAGTTAGACGAAGATTCTGAAGAATATAATATGATGACTGAGGATGAAAGGAAAGAGTATCATAGAATTCAAGACCTAATTGCAGAGCAAACAGCAGAACAAGATAGATTGTCAAAACTCACTTTAGATGAAGCCAAAAAAGATAGAGATGGCCGAGTTCTTTATGAAGAAAAATTCTTGGGTAATAGTAAAGTAGACTTTGACTTGCTCGCCGAAATGAAAGAATCAGGTGAACTAACATCCGACATGCTTGAGGCTATACTGCTGGACAATGATATTAGCAAAGGAACAGAAGACCTCATAAGAAAAGAATTAGACTTACTTAAAAAGAAAGATGCAAAAGACGATGCAAAAGATCAAAAAGATGAAGCAAAAGTAGCAGAAGCAAAAGAAGAAGAAGTTGGCGGCAGAACATTAGACATGTCTCCTGAAAATCTAGCCAAAATATTTGAGGCAGATTTAAAAGCAGAAGAAAAAAGGAATGCAGAAAAACAAGCAGAACAACTTGCAATCGCACAAGCAAAAGAAGAATCTGTTACTGAACAAATTACACCCGAAGTTGTTGCTAATGCATTAAAAGAAACAGGAAGCGGCGCACCTATTCCAGGAGTAGTTGATACAGAACAATTATTAGCAACAACTCAAGTTGTTGAAAATATGATAGCAGATGCAGGGCAACTTACAGGTGCACCTGTACTAGAAGAAATCGAAACTACAGCAGAACGTATTCCTATAGATAGTATTTTAGAAGAAGTTAAAGTTTCTTCATCTAAAGTAGCAACTCTTATAGAATCACCTGCAATCAAAAAAGCAGTAGATCCATTAGATGAATTAAGAAATATGGATAATGGTTTTGGTGGCACTCTGGGCGGCATGGTAGAAAGAGACATGGTGACAGGTGGATATATTGCTACTGGTCAGTTTGGTGAATTAGATCCATTAACAGGCGAAGCACCTGAACTAGAAAGAAGACAATATGCAACCGAAGAAGAAGCCCTTAAAGCATTAGCCGCTCCTCAAGAATGGGAAGCACAATTACAAGCAAACTTAAATGCTAACTTTGCTGAGATGATGGCTGAAATAGATGCAGTATCACCTGAAACCACACCTGTTGTTGACATTAGTCCAGAAGCATCTGAAGAAGAATCTGGTGATGGTATGTCGGCTGAGGAGAAATTTGCCCAAACGGGGAAAGAATATAATGATATGTTAGCAGAAAAGATAGACCTACTAATAGCGGCACAAACAGAGAATAATATGATTGCTAAAGGCATTAAAGATGCGACGGTTGAAGGCGCAGAAGCCTCCCAAAAAATTGCAGTCAACTCGGCAGTATAACTAAATATATAATATAAAGAGAACCTATACCACATGGCATATACAAAGAAATTTTTAAACAAGAGCGGAGTATCAAGTCCGATATCGGGAGGCAACAGTAATCCTGGGTCTTGGAACGGTGTAGGCGCTTCAGAAGAAGGCTATTCAAATACTGACTTCGGCTACAAAAACTACATGAGTAGACTCCCTGAAGTTTACACAGGGCATCCTAACAGAATAGAAAGATACAATCAATACGAAATGATGGATGTCGATGCTGAAATTAATGCATGTTTAGACATCATTGCAGAATTCAGTACACAAAAGAACGATCACAATAAAACACCCTTTAACTTTGAATTTAAAGAAGAACCTACTCCGCATGAAATGGATTTGTTATCTAAACAATTGCAACAGTGGTGTAAGTTAAATGAATTCGATACTCGTATGTTTAAGATGTTTAGAAACGTCATTAAATATGGAGATCAAGTATTTGTAAGAGACCCAGAAAACTTTAAACTCTACTGGGTTGACATGGTTAAAGTTATTAAAGTTATTGTCAACGAAAGTGAAGGTAAACTTCCTGAGCAGTATGTTATTAAAGACTTAAACATTAACTTACAAAACTTAACAGTTGCACAAAAAACGAACACAGATTTTGCCGCTAATCCAACAACAGGATTAGGTGGTACTGGTGGCGGTGGTGGAGCAGGTGGAGGCGGATATACAGTCCCATCTATGCCATACAACACATCAGGTAGTAGATTTACATTAGGACAAGCAGAATCAGCAATTGATTCTAATCATGTTGTTCACTTGTCATTAACAGAAGGCTTAGATCGTTTTTGGCCTTTCGGACAATCAATCTTAGAGAACATCTTTAAAGTATATAAACAGAAAGAACTGTTAGAAGATGCTATCTTAATCTATCGTGTACAACGTGCACCAGAACGTAGGATGTTTAAGATTGACGTAGGTAATATGCCTAGTCACTTAGCAATGGCATTCGTAGATAGAATCAAAAATGAAATTCATCAAAGACGTATTCCAAGCATCCATGGTGGACAATCTGTAGTTGATGCTACATATAATCCACTATCAATGAACGAAGATTACTTTTTCCCTGTAACAGCAGAGGGTAGAGGATCATCTATCGAAGTTCTCCCAGGTGGACAAAACTTAGGTGAAATCGATGACTTAAAATACTTTAATAATAGATTAGCAAGAGGACTGCGTGTACCTAGTTCGTACTTACCCACAGGTCCTGATGACAACACAACACCTCTAAACGATGGTCGTGTTGGTACTGCTATGATACAAGAGTTTAGATTCAATCAGTACTGTGAAAGACTACAGAACTATATCTGTCAAAAACTTGACGATGAATTTAAATTATTCCTGCGTTGGAGAGGATTCAACATTGATACACAGATGTTTGACTTATCATTTAATCCACCGCAAAACTTTGCCGCTTATCGTCAAAGTGAATTAGATACTGCAAGAGTTGGTACTTTTGGAGCAATGGAAGCATTCCCTTATATGTCTAAACGTTTTGCATTAGAAAGATTCTTAGGATTAACAGAAGAAGAAATCAACAAGAATGAAAAACTTTGGGCAGAAGAAAACACTGAAGCACAAGACGCAGATCCATCAGGCTCTGATCTTAGAAACATTGGAGTATCTACTGGAGACTTTGACGCAGACATGGACACTAGTGAAGAAATCGAAGACCAAGAAAACTTAGAAGACTTCGGGGACATGGATGTTGCTGGACCAGTAGGAACGCCAGGTACAGCAACCGGCTCAGTCGACGGCGCCGGCGAAGTTGGTCCTGCTCAAGGTGTTTAGTGAAACTTAAACACATTATTACATGTGGTTGTAGTTTTGGAGATGCTTATACTCCATGGACATGGCCACACGTATTAGAATCACATATCAGATCATTAGACCCTAACGTAACATTTGACCACAGAGGTATGGGCCATCAAGGTCAAGAACTCATACAAAAGAAAACAACAAATGCTATTATAGATGCATTAGACAATGGTATTGATCCATCTGAAATGGGTGTTGTTGTTTCTTGGAGCGGTAATGATCGCAAAACTTGGTACATAACAAACAAAGATTATATTAATGACATTAAAGATCACTGGGGTACGTCCGGAGGAGACTTTTGGCATATACAATTTTGTAATCTTAAAAACGACACTGAAGGGGTTGAAATACTAGAATACAATAATAAACATGGAAATTATTTTGTTCAATATAATCCTAACGGCGGGTGGTATCACTCTGCATGGAATCATAGAGAACCTAAATTTATCAATGATTATATGATGTTTACTGAACCTGTTACTGACAGAGATTATGATAAACATAACATACACTCATTGCATCTTGCATTAGAAAATATGATTATGTTGCAAAATACATGTAAAGTGCATGGTATTAAATTTTATCATCAATATTATATGGATCATACGTATAAAGATATTGAAGCATGTAAAGATCACCCTATTATAGAATATCTTTATAAACAATTAGATCAAACAATCAGAGTAAAGCCTGCAATCCATGAATATGTCAAACCTTTTGGCATGACAATATCAGAAGAAGATGTGCATCCTAATGAAGAAGGGCACCAAAAATACTTTGATGATGTTCTAAAACCCTTTTTAGAAGAAAAAAACTTTTTTGAATAAATATTAATATGAAATTATTTGAAATGTTTGATGCGGCAACCCCAGGATACCAAGAAGTTGAAGGTGACAACTCCAAACCTATATGGAGAACATCTAGGAAAACAAAACTTACATTAAGTCAAATAAGAAAACTACGTAAAATGTTAGATGTTAGAAATTATGAAAAAGCAAAACATTTAACTAAAGTTAGAAATCAATACGGGGCAAAACCAGATCCAGAGGCTGGTCCTAGTATTTAATTTCCTCTATTAAGAAAATCGACGGATTTGTCTTTTTTCGCCTCAAATCTGCCAAAAACGCAAAAAAGTAGTACTTAAATAGCACTTTTTATTACTACGCACTAAATATCTCTACAAAGCCATACTTTATTATATCAGGAGAAAAGTACAATGGAAAACAAGAAATTTGAACAATTAATCGATCTCATTATTAATGAAGACGAAGAACAGGCGAAAGAACTGTTCCACAACATTGTTGTCGAAAAATCAAAAGAAATCTACGAGTCTATCATGGAAGAAGAATTATCTGAAGAAATGAAAGACGATGACGACCTAGAAGAAGGAATGGGCGGTCAAACAGGTGATCTGATGGATGAAATCCAAGCAGAAGAATCTGGCGTTGCTGAAGATGCTGAAGAAGAAATTGACGTTGATTCAGAAGAAGTTTTCGACATTGAAGGCGATGATGAAGTAGATGCTACTTTAGACATCGAAGCAAACTCATCTGAAGAAGTAGAAGATGCAGTTGTAAGAATTGAAGACAAACTTGACACATTATTAGACGAGTTTGAAGAACTCATGGCCGACCAAGACGAATTAAAAGGTCGTGATGACGAGATGGATGCAGACTTGCATGACATCGAAGACAAAATGGATGACCAAGAAGTTGACGTAGACGTTTCTGTTGATGATGACGAAGAAGTAGTTGCTGAAGCAATTAATCTTCCTAAAGTAACAGCACACATGGGAGACAACGGTTCAAATACTAAGTCACCAGTAGACGCAAACTCAGGTCAAAAAGGAATGGACAGTAAGCCGGTAGATTTTGATCAAGGCGGCGACGAAAAAGGACGCCCTGCTCCGACTGCTAAAGACGTAGATGGCGCTTCTTCATTCCAAAACGTTCCTGGAAACAATAAAGGACCTAAATTGAGTCCTGCTCCGAAGCCGGTAACGTCACAGGCTGAAGGTACTAATACTAAATCTGTAATAGATTAAGGACTGATACAAATGGCTTTGTATCTTAAAGAACACTTATCATTCGACCGTGCTGAAATGATGGTCGAATCGGTAAAAGAAGGTGATTCTAATTTAAAGACTCTTTATATGAAAGGGATCTTTATTCAGGGAGGGGTAAAAAACGCCAATGAACGTGTTTACCCCGTTTCTGAAATCCAAACTGCTGTAGACACCTTGAATGATCAAATTAAAGAAGGTCATTCAGTATTAGGTGAAGTAGACCATCCAGATGATTTAAAGATTAACTTAGATCGTGTTTCACATATGATTACTAATATGTGGATGGATGGGCCTAACGGCTATGGTAAGTTAAAGATTTTACCGACTCCAATGGGTCAGTTAGTTCAGACCATGTTAGAGTCAGGGGTAAAACTCGGAGTATCTAGTAGAGGTAGCGGAAACGTTAACGATTTAGATGGCCGAGTCAGTGATTTTGAAATAATCACTGTAGATATTGTTGCCCAACCAAGTGCTCCTAATGCATACCCTAAAGCAATATACGAAGGTCTTATGAATATGACCAACGGACATAAAGTTTTAGAAGTTGCAAGAGAAGCAAGAGGCAATAAACAAGTAGAACGGTTTTTGAAGGACGAGGTAACTCGTCTTATCAAAGACTTAAAAATCGACTAAAAACAGAGGGGAAATCAGCATGTTAGATGCTATCAAACCATTAATTGATTCAGGTCTTATTAATGAAGATGTCGCAGGTGAATTAGAAAGCACTTGGGAAACTAAATTAACTGAGGCTAAAGATCAAGTTCGTGGTGAACTTAGAAATGAGTTTGCACAACGATACGAACATGACAGAAGTGTGATGGTTGAAGCCCTTGATAAGATGATTACAGAATCTCTAACTGAAGAAATTAAAGAATTTCACGAGGAGAAGACTGCAATTAACGAAGACCGCGTAAAAGCAAAAATGAAACTTAAGGAAAGTGCAAAGAAATTTAATAACTTTATGGTAACTAAGTTAGCAGAAGAAATTAAAGAACTACGTGCAGACCGTAAGGTTCAGTTGGAAAACCAAGATAAACTTCAAAAGTTTGTCACTCATGCATTGGCTAGAGAGATCAAAGAATTTGCTCAGGATAGACAAGCAGTGGTAGAACAACGAGTCAAGTTAGTTGCTGAAGGTCGTACACAATTAGAAGCATTGAAAGAGAAGTTTATTTCTGAAAGTGCCTCAAGATTGAGTAAGTCAGTATCATCTCATCTGAAAGGTGAATTATCACAACTTAAGGAAGATATTCAAATTGCTAGGGAGAATAACTTCGGTCGTAAGATTTTTGAAACATTCGCAGGTGAATTCAGCACAACTTATCTTAATGATAAGGCTGAAACACGTAAGATTGTTTCTGAGTTAAACGACAAAGAAAAAGAACTAGCCGAGTCAAGGGTTCAACTTGCGAAAGCACAAGAACTTATTGAGTCGAAAGAACGTGAAGTAAACATTATTAAAGAATCTACTCAACGTGAAAAGACTTTAGACAATTTAGTGTCATCTTTGAACAAAGAGAAGGCTCAAGTAATGCGATCTTTATTAGAAAGTGTTCAGACGCCAAAACTGAAGAACGCATTTGATAAGTATTTACCAGCAGTATTGAACGAAGGAAGTGAAAAGAGGACTGAAAAGGCTCCTTTAACTGAATCTGTTTCAACTGCACAAACAGGTAATAAATCTGCCAAGAAAGAACAAGAGGTTGAGGTAGATGACAGCAATGTTATCGATCTTAAGCGCCTGGCAGGGCTTTAATATAATAAACTAGACATAGAAATTTAGGAGAAAATAACCATGTCACAAGTACTCTTAGAAAGCCGTTGGGACGAGACAAAAGACGCCCTGTTAGAAGGCTTAAAAGGCACTCGCCGATCAACAATGGGTGTAATCCTTGAAAACACTCGCAAAGGTCTCTTAAATGAGAATGCTACCGCAGGTAGTACCTCTGCAGGAAATATTGCTACACTTAACCGTGTGATTTTACCGGTAATTCGTAGGGTTATGCCTACTGTTATTGCTAACGAACTAGTCGGCGTACAGCCAATGACTGGTCCTGTTGGACAAATTCATACATTACGTGTACGTTATGCTCAGTCATTGACTGACAATTCAGCAGCCGCTACTTCTGTAACTGCTGGTGAAGAAGCATTATCACCGTTCAAAATTGCACAGGCTTACTCACGTACAGCCCAAGCAACTGCGACAGCAAACTCTTATACTGGTGCTGATACAGCAACTTTAGAAGGTAATGGTGGTAAGCAAATCAGTGTGCAAATCTTAAGACAGGCTGTAGAAGCCAAGTCACGTAAGTTACAAGCACGTTGGACTTTTGAAGCCGCTCAGGATGCTCAGTCTCAACACGGAATCGATGTTGAAGCAGAAATCATGGCCGCTTTAGCACAAGAAATCACTGCTGAAATTGATCAGGAGATTTTATTATCTCTTAGAACATTGGCAGCAACTGAGTTCACATATAACCAGGCAGCGGTATCAGGTACTGCTACTTACGTTGGTGACGAACATGCCGCATTAGCAGTTCTAATCAACAGAGTTGCAAACTTGATTGCACAAAGAACACGTAGAGGCGCAGGTAACTGGGCTGTTGTTTCTTCTGCCGCATTAACTGTATTACAATCTGCTACTACATCAGCATTTGCACGTACAACTGAAGGTACTTTTGAAGCACCTACTAACACTAAGTTTGTTGGTACGTTGAACGGCGCAATGCGTGTTTTCGTTGATTCATATGCTCCTGATACTCAAGCAGTATTAGTTGGATACAAAGGATCATCTGAGACTGATGCGGCGGCATTCTACTGCCCATATATTCCATTAATGAGCAGTGGTGTTGTACTAGATCCATCAACATTCGAACCAGTCGTTTCATTTATGACACGTTACGGATATGTAGAGTTAACTAACACTGCATCATCATTCGGTAACGCGGCTGACTACGTTGGTGAAATCGCAGTTCAAAACTTAACTTTCCAATAAGCCGATTATTATATAATCAACTTATTATAAGTTTTAAGGAAGAGTCATTAGGCTCTTCCTTTTTTTGTGGTTGCCCTTTTCTATAGTAAATACTTGACAATATTAACCTATGGATGTATAATATTAAGATAAGTTTGGAGAACATACATGGCAAAAAGAATTTTTAGAATTGAAGCCGGAAGATACGGCGGAGAAACAGTAATCGGAGAAGTAGATGATTCATTTGTAGAAGCAATGATCGATGCTGATCAGGAAGAGTTAATCGAACATTGCACAAGTGCAGACGAAGAAGATTTTGAAGGTCCTATTCCTTGTGAAGGATATTACATGTGGGAATGTGATGAAATCGAACATCTTAATTCAGCATATGCAGATAGTGGGTTTATTGTAACTGAAGTAACAAATGAAGATAATAAGTTTGACTACTCAGAAACTGAAACTGACTTTGAGCCGGTATCATGTTTATATAGCAGAGAAGCATATACACAAAACAGTGAACCTGATTGGGACGACATAGACAAAGAAAAAGATGACTATATTCCAGTTCTGAACTTTCACAGTTCTGAAAAAGGTAATTTTGGTTGTTGGTTTGTAGAAACAGAAGGGGAACCATTCGACAAATATAAATTTACATATGGTATTGTTGAAACTAATATGGGAGAATTTATTGATAGAGTTTACTACGACGGCAAAGAATTAGATTGTGAATATGATTATGCTGATAGTATCGGTAAGGCTTACTATGCAGAAGTTGGTTGGTTTAATAGAAGATGGCATGATAGTTATGACAAATATGATGAAGACCAATTAGACTCTATCTATTGGGAAGACTTTGCAGAAAATGTAGAGTACGAAAAGAAAGAAGCATCTACAACAGTGCCTTTAAATATTTCAGCAGAAGAAATTGTCGGAGAAGTAGGTACAATAGAAAATCCAGGAGAAATTGATCCTACAATTGAACCTATTAATGAACCACCTGTTGTTAGTGAAGCAGAAGCAGAAACTTATAAAGAATTGCAAGATCAATTAACTCAACTTAACGGACACGGGGACGGTAGAGGGGAAGAAGGCGAAGAAATCTAAATGGCTAGATGTCGTCCTGAAGACTGTAACTTAGAAACAGACAACTTAACTATAATTTGGTACCATAATTATTCAGGTGGCAAATTTATGGCTAATTGTTTAAGTCTATCTGATCATGGATTGTTTGGTCATAAAGAAATGACCGAAGCACAACTTAGAGGAGAGTTGTCCCCTGATGATAAATTAAACTATTTGTTAGGTCAAATAGATGAAATCGAAAAAGGAGTCTTTTGGACTGATCTTAACATATCAGATAATAAATTTTTTGGTTTTGATAAAAAAGATTATATCGATCCTTGGAGAGGTATATCATATCATAGTTATGTCAAAGATGTATCGTATGGTGACTACAAATTTTTCATAGCATCACATTTTAATCCAGAAGTTATCGAAATCAAAAAGATTTGGAAGAATGCAAATATTATATTGTTTACTCATCCTCATGGGTATGTCGAAAAAAGAGCAAAAAACGATCCTAAAATTAGTGTTTTTTATGACAGGCTAGTTGACTACGAAGATAATATAGCAGAAATGAGAGCATTACCAAATGTTGTATATGAATTTGATGTACGAAAGTATGAATCTGAAACCGAAACATTAGATGCTATTAAAGAAATGTATGATATTTTAAATATTAAAGGTTATGACAGAGAAAAACTTGCAATCTATTATAATCATTGGTACAACAAGATAGAAGAAATTAAATACGAAACGTAGAATCTACTGACATTTCTAATTGTTTTTGACCCTCTCGTAATTTCTTATTGCGTAATCTACTACAGTTAGCACAGATTGTCAATATGTTTTCTTTTGCTTTGTTATTAGGATCAAAATCTTTATAAGCAATATCTAACTGAATTAAATCTTCAGGCACAAATCCACACTCAATACACATTGTATTTTTCATTGGTATTTTTTTATTATAGATTGCTTTAGCACAATCTGTGCAATATTTGTGCCATTTCTGAAAGCCATGTTTACTAATACCGTTTGGTTTAGCAAAAGATATGTTGCAATTACTACATTTTGGTCTTGCTGGTTGTCTTGTAAGCATAATTTTATTTATTAAAAAGACTCACAGGGTTCTTTTTTCTAAACTAAATTTTATTATATCAGTATAAATACAGTATATAATTAATGGAACCTATACATGGCCGCAGACAAATTTAATGCATTAACCGGATTATCAGTTGGCTTGCCCCCAATTGATGTAGTAGCCGCTAATGGTAATATCGTTACAAATCATAATTATCCACAGGGTAATGTAACATCTAATAGTGTTTACGCAAACAATTACTTTTTTGCTAACGGAGTAGCATTTACGAGTGATCCTGCAGGATCAAACACCGAAATTCAATTCAATAACGATGGTAATTTTGGTGCTAGTCCAAATTTAGTATTTGATTCTAGTGCTGAAACATTGATCTCAGAAAATCTCACAGTAACAGGCAATACACTATTAGGAGATGTTGAAACAGTAACAATACTAGGTGGAACAAACGGATATGTTTTACAAACAGACGGTGCAGGCGGATTAAGTTGGACAGCCCAAACAGGTAATGGTGGCGGAAACGGATCACCAGGCGGCGCCAACATGCAAGTACAGTTCAATAGTGCTGGTTCATTTGCAGGAGATGCAGGATTTACATATGATGTAGATGATGATTTACTATCAGCAATTCATATTGCAGGTGAAGCAGGTAACCTATCTAATCTAACATATTCTAATATTACAGGTATAGGAAACATATCAGCAGTCAATCTTACTGGTGCAAATAATACTGTTTTATATGGTAATGGTGTGTTTGCAGATATCTCAGCAGGAGCAAGTGCAAACTTTGCTAACTACGCCGGTAACGTGACCGAAGGCGCACAACCTAACATTACATCAGTAGGAACATTAACTGGCCTACAGATAAACGGAGGGTTGTCTGTAACAGGTAATATAGGTGCCAGTAATCTAGCAGTTACAGATGATACTACATTTTCAGGCCCTGTTAATTTTACTACGTTAAGTAATGTCACAGTTTCATCAGATATTAATGCGATCACATCACCTAATATTAATTTACCTATTGCAAATTTACATATTGACGGTGGACTTAATGGATATGTATTAGCCACTGATGGTTCAGGTAATCTTTCTTGGACAATTCAATCAGGTGGAGGCGGTGGAGGTACCCCGGGCGGGGCCAACACACAAATACAGTTTAACAATCAAGGTGCATTCGGCGGTTCTGCTAACTTTGTTTATGACAGTGCATTAAACAAAGCAACAATGGCAGGAGAGTTTGTCGCAAATAATTTAACAGTAGGTTCAGGAGCATATTCGTTTAGAACTACTAAAGTAAAAAACGGTGTAACAACTACTACGTCAGCAGTTGAAATATGTGCAACAGAAGCAGACACAGTATCAGCAATTGATTATACTATTGTTGCTACAGATCCTGCAAATTCATCCAGACAAACAGTAAAAATTACAACAGCAGTATACGGAACAACAGTGAACTACTCAGAATATGCAACGATTTCTGTGGGTTCATTACTTGCTGATTTTGAAGTAAGTTATGTACCGGGAGATGCATTTAGAGATGCTCAAGTAGTTTTATATGCTACTCCAGCCACAACAAACGAAACAACTTATAAAATTTTATTAGAGGAATATGCCTCTTAAAAAGAAATAAAAAAACAATCGCAAAAAACCATTAGTTAGCAGTTAATTTTGCGGAAAAGATATAAATACAATTATAGTTTACGGAGACCAAACCATGGCAATCAAAGCATTTAACTCGGTTGCGGGATTTTCAGTAGGAGAAACCCCGGCCAACATAATTTTATCGAACGGTTATATCACAACAAACGGTGCAACGTTTACAGCAAACATTGCGGCATTGGGTGTATTAACCGATAACTTATATTACGCAAACGGCGTACCTTGGGACTTACAAGAACCAGCAGGATCAAACACAGAAATCCAGTTTAACGATGATCAGGATTTTGGTGCAAGTGCGAATCTCACATTTGACACTGCTACATCTAACTTAGATGTCGTAGGTAATGTCACAGCAACAGCATTTTTCGGAGATGGTGCTAACTTAACAGGTATTGATGCGACAGGCATTCAAAACGGAACATCAAACGTCCGTATACCATCAACAGATGGCAATATCGAAATGAATTCAGGTGGCAATTTAATTGCAAACATTACAGGCACAGGCGCAAACATTGATGGTACATTAAATGTAACAGGTATAGTTACTGTTCCTAGTACTACTGGTGCAATTGATGTTGCATTAGGATCACCTACTCAAGGAAATCTAACATCTAATGCTTTAACTTTAACAACAGCATCATCGGTCTCCAATTCGATTGCACAGTTAAATGAAGTTTTAGGTAAATTAGTTCCTGAAAGCCCAGATAACTTCCCGGGCGGACAAAGCATTACTATTCAAAGCACATCTTCATACAGAATGGCAGATAACTTTACTCAGCCTGACAACACAGCAGGTGGATCAGCGGCAGTGGCTGCAGGTACAACTGTATCTAAAACAAGAAGATCAGCAACATATAATGTTAATGCAATAACAAACACTGGCCCTGGTGACAACGGAACGATTTCTGTTCAACTTAATGGTTCAGCCGCAGGAAGCAGAACTCTTACTTCATCACTTGACGGTGACGGTACTTATGGTAACCTAATCATCTCAAATAACGTAGACTATAATGAAGTTGATTCAAATGTAGCGGCAGGCTTTTGGTCAGTCTTTACAGCAGACGCATCAGGTTCTGTATCAGATGGTTGGAACGAAGTATTAATTGATGATACTGCAACAACATCTACAAACAAAGAAACTTGGTACTATGATTCATCGAATCCTGGTACACCTCAGTTTACATCAACATCATTTACAGCACCAGGTGCACCTAGTTATACATACAGTTCAACTGTCCCTCATTATAACAACACAAATGATTTTGCTGTAGCATTTAACGTTAATAGATTATCAGGTAACATGTATCCAACAAGTGACACATTTGTCACAGGATCATCAGGCGGTGCTTTTGCATCACCTGCTAGTGTAACATATGCAACTGCTGGAGTAACAACTCCACTAGATGCTCAATTACATGTAGCATCAGGAAGTCAAGCAGTTACAACTACATCTTCTATTATTTCAGGATTCGGTTCAAGTGCATCGGGTCCATCAGTTTCTGTCTTTAACTCTTATGCAACAGGAGTACAATCATTCTCTCCTGGAGGCACAGTACTTTATAAGACAGGTACCGCATCTTCTTCAAGCAGAATTGAAGAAGCAAACGTGTATATTGGTTCATCAATCGGTTCAGGATCAGGGTTAGCACAACGTATTGAAAACCCAGGTTCAGGTGATACACCTTCATTCTCTGCAAGTGCAACAGTATTTGATAGTGAAAACAGCACATTAGAGACTTATGATGCAACAGTTGTCGGAGATTTACTAAGCCATGACGAGACAGATTATTCTTCTGGTTACTTACCAGCAGGACCTGACTTGTCAGCAGGTAGATCAGGAACACAATATTTCACATTTAAATTTATAAGAACATCAGTTTCTAAATTTGATGTTAAATTTTCAGGGACACTGGCAGGATGTTGGGTAGCATTACCCGGATCAACGATTGATTCAACATCTTCAGAGAATGGATGGATTGATATGACGGTGTCTTATGCAGGATCGGGTGTTCCCGGTGCTAACACAGGGTCAGGAGGAAACGGTTCAAACGGTTGTGCATTAGGCGGTGTAATACCAACAGGATCCTCTCAAACAAATAAATCAACGACTGCTACTTTCGGTACAGTAAGTTCATCTAGTACAGCAACTAATGAAATTTATGTTCGTATCGCATTGACAAGCGGTCAATCGATAACAGCCTTATCACTAGAATCTGCGAGTAACTAAAAATGAGTATACCTATTTCACAAAAAGTCGACCTACTTTATAAACAGGCATTTGGTGTCACTAAAACTGATACCGAATCTAACAAGAGCCCGAGTAACGAGGCAATAGCAAGTCCACTACTTAATCGTGGTGATACTTTATGGACTCAGGCCGATCAAATACCAGGAACAGCGGCAGCCGTTGCTAGTATTGTTCAAGCATATACAGGATCCAATGCAGTCGAATGTACAGCAGACAATACTACTGTACCAGTAGGCAGTGTTTACCCCACTTGGAAAACTGATTTAACTTATTGGATTCCAGCAGAATTTGGCGCTACATATGCAGTCCAAGTTTGGGTAGATGATTCAGGAGTTGCAGACCCTACTTCAACTGGTACGCAAATATTTGCGGCGGGTTCAGGTGGAACAGGTGAGTTCTTCTATAACTATCAATCAGGTGTTCTCAACTTTATCGGAGAAACGATTCCGGCAGCCTTAACAAGCAGTAAAGTTCTTTACATCGTAGGTTATAGATACATTGGTAAAACAGGTGTTAACAACTTACCTGACTCACAGATTGGTAATTTAGACATAACTGATCAGACTATTACAGGCCAAGATACAGATGCTAATATCGTTCTTGTTGCAAATGGTACAGGTCAAGTAACAACATCAGGTAACATTACTGCTTCATATTATTATGGAGACGGTTCTCAATTAACAGGTATTGACACATCAGGTGTTTCAAATGGTACATCAAATGTTCGTATTGCAGTCGCAGATGGCAATATTGAACTAAACGTTAACGGCGGACTAACAGCAAACGTTACTGATTCTGGCATGGTAATGACAAGTGGTAATTTAGACCTCGGGAATGTCATTGCAACAGGAGTAGGTACATTCACAGGCAATGTTTCAGCAGGAAATATTAGCACAGGTGGACAAGCAGACGTAACAGGTAATTTAACTGCTGGCAACGTAGACGGTGGTAACTTAGTAACAGCATCATTCTTTACAGGTACATTAATCGACGGCACTTCAAATATCACAGTTACTAACAATGGTAACATTGATTTAGTAGCCGCAGGAAACACAACTGCTGTTATTACTGATACAGGCGCAAACATTACTGGTACAGTTAATGCAAATGGTACAGGTACTTTTGGAGCAATAATTACTCCAACTGTTACTGGTACTACAGGTAACTTAACATTAACAGCGGGTTCATCAGATGATTACGTTGAGATCAGACCTACAGGTACTGGTCAAGTTCATGTAGGTGGATTTAGAATCGAATCTGTTGGAACACCAACAGCATCAACTGACGCCGCTACTAAGCAGTACGTAGATGACGTAGCACAAGGACTTGCAGTTCATGCACCTTGTGTCGTAGCATCAACAGATACATTGGCAACAATGTCTGGTGGTACTGTAACATATGACAATGGCACAGCAGGTGTCGGAGCGACTCTTACAATTTCTGGCTCAACATTAACAGCAATTGATGGGATAACTTTAAGCACAGATGATAGAATTTTAATTAAAGACGAATCTACATCAGCACACAATGGTATCTATGTATACACAAGTTCAACTGTCTTAACAAGAGCAGATGACTTTGATACTCCGACTGAAATGGCAGGCGGTGACTTTACATTTGTATCACAAGGTACAGTTTATAACGATACTGGATGGGTAATGACAGATCCAGTAACAACAGTTGGTACTTCTGACGTTAACTTTGTTCAGTTCTCTGGCGCAGGATCATTCACAGCAGGTGCAGGTCTTACATTAACAGGTACTGAATTCTCTGTCAACGTTGATGGCTTAACAACAGATATTCAAGGTGGAAACGTAGTTGTTAAAACTTCTGCTCAGTTAACTACTCCAAATATCGGAGAGGCAACTGGTACAAGTTTAACTGCAACTGGTAACGTAGCAGGTGGCAACTTAACAACAACAGGTGTTGTAAGTGCTACAGGTAACGTAGTCGGCGGTAACTTAACAACAGGCGGTGTTGTAGATGCAACTGGCAATGTATCAGGTGGTAACTTAACAACAAGTGGTGTTGTAAGTGCAACTGGTAACGTATCAGGTGGTAACTTAACAACAGGCGGTGCAATCGAAGCAACTGGTAATATTGATTCAACAGGCGGTATCTTTAATGGTGATGGTTTTGGATTATCAAATATCCCAGCCGCAAACATAACTGGTTTAAGTTTATCAAGTATTTCAAATGGCACATCTAATGTAGACATTGCGGCTTCAGACGGTAACATCACAATGGGTGTTAACGGTACTGGGGACGTAGTAGTTGTATCAGACGGTGGAATTGAAGTAACAGGTACAGCAGACGTTAGTTCTACTGTAACTGCTCCCGCATTTACTGCTAACACAGGCTTATTCACTGGTGACGGTGGCGGCTTATCTAATGTAGCAGGTGGCAACGTAACTGGTGAAGTATCATTTGCGGCGACTGCTAACGCAGTAGCAGGCGCTAACGTATCAGGTCAAGTAGCAAACGCACTTGTATCAGGTACTGTATATACAGCGGCACAGCCTAACATTACTTCTGTAGGTACTTTAACAAGTGTCGAAGTAAGTGGTACAGCAAATGTAGCAGGTAACTTGAATGTTGGTACTAGTGAGATTTCAACACTAGCGGCAGGAACAGTAACTACTACAACTACATCACAAACAGCAATTGCTAGTTTCGCAGTTTCAGGAATAAATGGAATTGAATTCTTAGTAAAAGGTATAGACTCAACATCAGGTAATGTAAGTGTTGCTTCAGTGTTAACAGTTACAGATGGCTCTACAGTTGATTACTCAGTTTATGGTCAATCATATTTGACAGGTAGCCCGGGTACATTAGCAGTAGGATTAAATGGTAGTGATTTAGAATTGTTGGTAACACCAACATCAACTAACTCAACTGTTTGGGTTACACAATATAGGTTTATTTAATAATGGGAATTAGATCCTTTAACTCAGTTGGAGGGTTTTCGGTAGCCGAAACACCCGTTGAGATAATCAGTAACATAGGTAATGTTACACCTACTAACTTAGATGTTAGTAGTGGACTATCTGATCTAGGTGCTATTGGCAATGTTACGATTACTGGAGGCTCCGCAAACCAAGCAATCATTACTGATGGTTCAGGTACATTATCATTTGGTGATGCAGGTCTTGCGGCTAATACAGCCGCAGTTATGCCCTACATCATCAATGCATCTGAATCATACACAGTCGGTGCTAATCTTCAGGGTCTATTTTCGCAACCTATAGAGATCGACGGTGAATTAGATGTAGAAGGTATTCTTATCGAAGTAGGTGTTTCTCAAAATGCAGAATCATCACAAATTTATTTTGATAATTCAGGAACATTCTACGGTAATACAGGGTTTACATTTAATATAACTTCTGGTAACGTAGATATACCGGGTAATGTCAACCCTAGTGGTGATATTATCCCGGCCGCAAGTAATACATATTCTTTAGGTTCTAATGCTAATCGTTGGAGCAACTTATATCTTGCTGGTAACACAATCTACATTGGTAATTCTACTATTTCTGAAGACAGTGGTAATTTAGTACTTACTAACTCAGACGGTGGTACATTTACAGTTGAAGGTACACAAGCATTAGATGGTACTGCTCTTATAAATGGTACTTCTAACGTTAGAGTTTCAGAAAATGCAGGAGTAGCATTTAATTTAGGGGGCAGTAATAATGTTGCAACAGTTTCTACTGCAGGAGTTATTACTAGTTCAGGTAATGTCGTACCGTTAGGTATTAAAACAGACAACTATTATTATGCAAACGGAGCCGCAATTACTTTTGGTGAATCGGCAGCCGGTTCTGATACACAAGTACAGTTTAATGACAATGGGTCATTTGGTGCATCAGGTAATTTAACATTTGCAGATGCTTCAGGATTATTGACAGCATCAGGTAATGTAGTAGGTAACAACTTTATCTCTACATCTGGCACAATGCTATTTGGCACTGGCGCCGGACAAGGAACAATTTCTGTGGATACAGGCACAACAACTGCCGGTGTATTCACAACTACTATGACAGACGTTAACATTGGTTTGAATGCTAACGTTGTAATATGTGGTACAGGTAAAACATTAACAGCACGTGGTAACGTGTCTGCGGATAACTTAAATTCAACTACGTTATCTGTTGATGATTTGTATAGTAGTAGAACAGCAGTTTCAGTAGGTAGTGCAAACACTACTATTGATACATTTGCCGCATCTTCATACAGATCAGCAAAATATACAATTAAAGTTTCTGATAATACAGGTTATCAGGCAATTGAAGTATTATTAGTACATGATGGTGTAACTCCAATAATGACAGTATACGGTTCTATATCGACAACAAGTGCAGATTTAATAACATTATCTACTGTAATGTCAGGATCTAATGTATTGTTAAGAGCATCACCTGAAAACAGTAGTACTAGTGTTAATTTGATGGGTACATATGTACCAGACTAAAAATCAATACGGGAAATAACGATAAATAGAATTATGCTGAAAAAGCAAATTTAACTATAATAGGGTAATAGGAAATGTTAATATTAAAACAAAATACGGCGGCATCAGTCCCCACCCCGGCTGCGGGAAAAGGTACAATCTTCTTAAGTGACTCAGATGTACTGTCAGTCAAAAAGAGTTCGGGTTCGGTCGAATCGTTCCCTACAGTAAGTGGGTCAAATACGCAGGTCTTCTTCAATGATGATAATGCTATTAATGGTAATGCAAACTTAACGTTTGATAAAGCCACTAGTGTTCTTACTGTTACAGGTAACGTAGGCGCCACTAGAGTTTTAACAGATAATTTATTGTATGCAAACGGCACACCCTATGACTTTCAACAACCCGCCGGCTCAAATACAGAAGTTATCTTTAATGACGAAGGAGACTTCGGAGCAGATTCAACATTTACATTTGACAAAACAACTGATACCCTATCAGCAACTAATGTCGTTGCAACTGCATTAACAGGTGAAATACAAACTGCTTCTCAGACTAATATCACAAGTGTTGGTACCCTAACAGCACTAGCAGTAACAGGTAATTCAGATGCCGGAAACCTTAACGCAACTAATACACTAAGCGGTACAGATTTAAGCATTTCAGGAAACGGAGTCATTGGTGGAAACTTAACAGTTAACGGTGACTTAACATATGTCAACGTAAGTTCTTTCGATGTTGAAGATCCAATTATCACAATGGGAGGTGGCCCAAACGGAGCGGCTCCTACTACAGATGACGGTAAAGATCGAGGTACAGCACTACAATATTATGACGGTGGTGCAGTTGTAGGATTCATGGGTTGGGATAACTCAGGTGGAGAATTTATCTTTGGTGCTGATGTTACTAACACAGACGAAGTAATCTCAGTTAACACATATGGTAACGTTCACGGTAACGTATTCATAGGTGATGCAGGTGGTTTATCAAATGTAATCGCCGCAAATATTTCAGGCACAGTAGCAAATGCAACACATGCATCAACAGCAAATACAGTAGTTGATGCGGCACAACCTAACATTACATCTGTCGGCACATTAACAAGTGTTATCGGTGGTGTAGGTTCAGCATCAGATTTTGGAAACGCAACAGCAATATTCGGTGCAGACGACACTGGATCATCAACAGGCGACAATATCGGTGTCGTCGGTGAAGCAACAGGTAACTCATCAGCAAACATCAATGGTGTTGGTGTATATGGTTATGGTGAAACAAGTGGCTCAAACAAAGGTACAGGTGTTTATGGAGAAGGTGTTATTGGAGCATCATCTGATACTGGAGCGGCAGTAGGTGTACGAGGTGTAACAGCAGGCGTACATGCTAGTGGTATGAACGTAGGTTTATATGGTCTTGCTTCTGGTTCAAGTGTTTCTAACTATTCTTTGTATCTTGTACAAGGTAGTATCGGAACTATAGAAAACCCAATTACATGGGAAGTTGCAGATAACGAAGAAGGCGCATTAAGATGGAGTTCAGCAGGTAAAGCCAATATCTTTATGATTGAATCCACTGATAATGCAGAAGGTATTTCAACAACAGGTTACTTAAACGTAACAGGTAATATTACTGCAACAGCAGGTATTAAAACAGACAACTATTATTATGCAAACGGAGCACCAGTTGACTTTCAACAGCCTGCAGGTTCAAACACAGAAGTTATCTTTAACGATGATGGAGATTTCGGAGCAGATTCAACATTTACATTTGATAAAGACACTAACGTCTTATCAGCAACAACTGTAACAGCAACAACATTAAATGGTACTTTAGGTACTGCATCACAAACTAACATTACTTCAGTAGGAACATTAGGTTCATTATCTGTAACAGGTAATGTTGATGCAGGTAACGTCAACGGTACAGGTGGTGTGTTCACATATGTATCAGGAGATGGCGCTAACTTAACATCAACTGCTGGTGCTAACGTAACAGGAGAAGTATCATTCGCCGCAACAGCAAACGCAGTTGCTGGTGCTAACGTATCAGGTGAAGTCGGGTTTGCCGCAGTTGCTAACTCAGTAGCAGGCGCTAATGTATCCGGAGAAGTGTCAAATGCCGCAACAGCAAATGCTGTAGCCGGCGCAAATGTTTCTGGTACAGTTGCTCTTGCTTCAGTAGCAGGCACAGTATCAGGAGCCGCACAAGCAAACATTACATCATTAGGTACATTAACTGGTTTAGGTGTCAACGGTACAATTACTGCTTCAGCAATCACAGCAAACACAGGAGTGTTTACAGGTGATGCAGGTGGTTTATCAAACGTAGTCGGCGCCAATGTAACAGGTACAGTATCAAGTGCTACAACAGCAGGTACTGTAACAACAGCCGCACAACCTAACATTACTTCAGTAGGAACTTTAAGTTCTGTAACAACTTCTGGTAATGTTGATACAACAGCAAACGTTGTAACTGATGACATCATTGGTAAAACAGGTGGAGTTACAATTACAGCAATCGGAACTAATCAGCCTATCTCATTAGTAACAACAGGATCAGGTTCAGTTGATGTAAACTCAGCAAGAATTACAGAACTAGCAACACCGACAGCCGCAACAGATGCCGCAACAAAAGGATATGTTGACAGTGTTGCAGAAGGTTTACATGTACATGAGTCTTGTGATGTTGCAACTACAGGAACACTAACATCTATTACTGGTGGTACAATCACTTATGATAACGGAACAGCAGGTGTTGGCGCAACATTAACAACATCTTCTGGATCCTTTGACACAATAGATGGTCAATCATTCTCAAATGGAGAAAGAATTCTTGTTAAAGATGAATCAACAGCCGCAAACAATGGTATTTACGTTAAAACATCGTCTACTGTTCTAACAAGAGCAGACGATTTTGACACACCAACTGAAATGGCAGGTGGAGATTTCACATTCGTATCAACAGGTACACAATACAATGATACAGGTTGGGTAATGACTGATGCAGTAGCAACAGTTGGTACTGATCCAGTGACTTTTGTACAGTTCTCTGGTGCTGGTACATTTACAGCAGGTGCAGGTCTTACATTAACTGGCTCAGAGTTCTCTATTACAGATACAGCAGTATCAGCCGCATCATACGGTAACGGAACTCACAATGCAACATTTACAGTTAATAGTAGAGGTCAATTAACAGCGGCGGCTAACGTTGCTATTACAGCAAATGCTGGAGCATTGACAGGCACAACTCTTAACTCAAGTGTTGTAGACTCATCACTGACATCAGTTGGTACAATTGATACAGGTGTATGGCAAGGTACAGCAATTGGAGCGGCTTACGTTTCAACACTTAACCAAAACACAACAGGTTATGCCGCAACTGTTTCAAGTGCCGCACAACCTAACATTACTTCTGTTGGTACACTAACAGGATTAACAGTATCATCTACTATCTCTGGTTCAATTGATGGATCAGCCGCTTCTGCTACAACAGCAGGTAGTGTAGATAACTCTGTTACATTTAACAACAGTGGTTCAGGTGCAGCCTCAGGCACAACATTCAATGGTGGAACAGCAAGAACTGTTTCTTATAACACTATTGGAGCACCTAGCACAACTGGTACAAACGCATCAGGTACTTGGGGAATTAGCATCTCAGGTTCGGCCGCTTCTGCTACAACAGCGGGTACAGTAACTACTGCGGCTCAACCCAACATCACATCTGTTGGTACTCTTAGTTCGTTAACTGCATCTGGTCAGATTCAGGGTGGATCTTTAAGATCAACTACATTGACAACAGGTAGCAACTCAACAGCAGGTTCAGTCACAGGTGATTGGACTCTGACTGCAGGTTCTACATGGAATGCAACATATGCTGACTTAGCGGAAAAATACACAGCAGATGCAGATTATGAGCCCGGTACAGTTGTAGTGTTCGGAGGAGAAGCAGAACTATCAGTAACAGGACAACATGCATCGCATACTGTTGCAGGTATTGTAACAACTAATCCTGCTCAAGTCTATAACGCAGAATGTGAAGCAGGTGAAGGTCAATTTGTTATAGAACTAGCACTGATTGGTCGTGTACCATGTAAAGTAATCGGTCCAATTGAAAAGGGTGACTTAATTGTTACTTCAGATCAATCAGGATTTGGATGTAAAGGTGATCCTGACAACATCAAACCTGGTACTGTAATCGGTAAAGCAATCACAGCCTTCAACGATGGCCTAGATGGTGTAGTTGAAGTGCTAGTAGGTAAAAACTAATTCTAACTACCTTAGAATCGTTAAGTTTAACTTAACAGGCAAAGAGAGTCGAAAGACTCTCTTTCCATATATGGAATTTGTCCGTCAATCTGATTTAAGATAAGTAGATATATGAATACTTTTATGATGAGTTTTGACACCAGAATGGCAGAATGGTACATGTTAAGACAACGTATCACTGACTTATCATTAGAAGAACAATGTATTGAAATAGATAAATTTTGGCAACAATGTCCACTTAATAACTACTATCTACATCCACATGATATAAAAGATTGGCCCAATCCATGGCAACTTTTACAAGATAACCATTATTGCTTTTATGCACGTGCATTGGGAATCATTTATACTTTGGCAATATTGGGTATAAAAAATGTTGACTTAGTTTCAGCAATAGATTATACTAACACTGAAGTAGTACTAGTCTTGGTAGACAACGCAAAATATGTGCTGAATTACTGGCCTGACTCTGTAGTAAATACAGTGCTGTCAGAGTTCACAAACATCAAACATATTGATACTCAAGTATTATATAACAAAATTAATTAGGTAAAGAATGAATATTAAAGTCACTAAAAGATCAGGAAAGGTAGTAGAATTACAATTAGAGAAGTGGCAAGCACAAGTTGCAAAAGTATGTGAAGGTGTACCTGACGTTTCACAATCAATGATTGAAATTACATCACAGCCTCATTTTTTCGACGGTATCACTACTAGAGAAATTGATGAACTTACCCTACGTGCTATAGTTGATTTGATCGATGAAGAACAATCACCTGAAACAGGCCATACTAACTATCAATTTGTAGCAGGCAAACAACGTTTATCTATGTTACGTAAAGATGTGTATGGAGATTATCAACCACCGCATTTATACGAAATTGTTAAAAAGAATGTAAAAGCAGGTTTGTATAGTACAGATTTACTTGAATGGTATAGTGAAGATGATTGGAATAAAATGGAAAAGATCATCAACCACGAAAAAGATGAAAACTTATCTTATGCCGCTATCGAACAAATGATAGGCAAATATCTTGTTAGAAATAGATCGACAGGACAGATATACGAAACTCCGCAAGTTAGATATATGATTGCGGCCGCAACAGTATTTCATAAAGAAGAACCGTTATCTGCGAGAATGAGATATATTAAAGAATATTATAATTGTGCAAGTGACGGTTTATTTACATTAGCAACTCCGGTGTTGGCTGGGTTAGGAACACCCACTAAACAATTTAGTTCTTGTGTATTAATTAAAAGTGATGATGACTTAGATAGTATTTTTGCATCAGGCGAAATGATGGCAAAGTATGCTAGTAAACGTGCTGGTATAGGTCTTGAAATAGGGCGTTTAAGACCCCTAGGAGCGCCTATAAGAGGTGGAGAGATCATGCATACGGGAATGATACCCTTCTTAAAGAAGTGGTTCGGAGACTTACGTTCATGTTCACAGGGCGGTATTCGTAATGCAAGTGCGACAGTCTTTTATCCTATTTGGCATCATCAATTTGATGATTTGATTGTACTAAAAAACAATCAAGGTACAGACGAAACAAGAGTAAGACATATGGACTATGGTGTATGTCTAAATGCATTCTTTTGGAAACGTTTTAAAAACAAAGAAAACATTACATTTTTTGATCCAAACGAAGTGCCTGATTTATACGAAGCATTTTATTCAGATACTGCTAAATTTGAGGAACTGTATCTCAAATATGAAAGGTCCCGTAGCCTGCGTAAGAAAGTAATGTCAGCAGAAGAAGTATTTAAATCTGGTATCTTAAAAGAAAGAACAGATACAGGAAGAATTTATTTAGTTTACGTTGACAATGTATCTAATCAAGGTCCATTTGATACTACAGAACATCCTATCTATCAAAGCAATCTGTGTTGTGAAATACTATTGCCTACAAAGCCTTTTAAACGTTTAGATGATGATAAGGGACGTATTGCATTGTGTACCCTGGGATCGTTGAACTGGGGAGCATTCAGACACCCTGAGGACATGCGTAGAGCATGTCGTATACTTCAAAGAAGTCTTTGCAATATCTTAGATTACCAAGATTTCTTATCGATTCAAAGTAAACTAAGCAACGATGAAATACAACCACTGGGTATTGGTGTTACTAATTTAGCATATTGGCATGCAAAACGTGATTATCAATATGGTGACAAAGATGCATTACAAGATGTTAAATCTTGGATGGAACATCAAGCCTTTTATTTAACTGAAGCAACTGTTGAATTAGCAAAAGAAAGAGGCAAATGTTTAGATAGTGATAAAACATGGTATGGCAAGGGCAAGTTTCCTTGGGAACGTAGAGCAAAAGGTGTTAATAAATTAGCAAACTTTAAGCCAGAGTGTGATTGGGAATCATTAAGAAAAGAAATGAAAGAGCATGGTGTTAGAAATGCAACTCTAATGGCAATTGCCCCTGTAGAATCATCTAGTGTAGTTATTAATTCTACAAACGGTATTGAAATGCCAATGAGTTTAATCTCTGTTAAAGAAAGTAAAGCAGGATCATTAACACAAGTCGTACCAGACTATCATATCAAACGTGTAAGAAACTCTTATCAATTGATGTGGGAACAACAAGACTGTGATGCATACCTAAAGACTGCGGCAGTACTAGCGGCCTATGTAGATCAAAGTATATCAACAAACACATTTTACAATCCAGCACACTTTAAAGATCAAAAGGTGCCTACAACATTGATTGCAAAGAACTTAATGCAGGCACATCAATGGGGACTTAAGACTTTTTATTATTCTTTAATAAATAAAGCGGGAGTTAAAAGACAAGACGAACAACTAGTAGAAATAGCAAAACAATACATTGACGAACCGGCATTTGATGATGACTGCGAAGCATGTAAACTATAGGAATTAATTATGAGTAAAGAACAGTACGATTTATCAAAGAAAACTAATTATTTGGAAAGCACAATGTTTTTAGACCCTTCGGGTCCGGTAACTATTCAAAGATTTGAAGAAGTAAAATATGACAAAATAGCAAACTTTGAAGAAACTGCTAGGGGTTTCTTTTGGATACCAGAAGAAATTAGTTTGACAAAGGATGCATCTGATTTTAAAGATGCCAGTGATGCTGTTAAACATATTTTTACTGCAAATCTCTTACGACAAACTGCATTAGATAGTTTACAAGGCAGAGGACCTGCACAAGTTTTTACTCCTGTAGTGAGTTTGCCTGAGGTCGAAGCATTATGCTACAACTGGTCTTTCTTTGAAACTAACATTCACTCACGTTCTTACAGTCATATTATTAGAAACATATACAATGTACCCAAAGACATTTTTAACACAATACATGATACAAAAGAAATTGCTGATATGGCATCTAGTGTAGGTGAATATTACGAAGCATTGCATCAAATTAATTGTAAAAAAGAAATGGGTCATAAGATTGATGAACATGAACACATTAAAGCAATTTGGATGGCACTACATGCAAGTTATGCCTTAGAAGCATTAAGATTTATGGTTTCATTTGCTACATCGTTAGCAATGGTAGAAAATAGAATCTTTATTGGTAACGGCAATATCATTTCATTGATTTTACAAGATGAATTATTACACAAAGGTTGGACAGGTTGGATTATCAATCAAGTAGTAAAAGAAGACAAACGATTCTTAAAAGCACAAAAAGAATGTGAACAAGAAGTATATAATATGTATATGGATGTAATTAGAGAAGAAAAAGAATGGGCTGATTACTTGTTTCAGAAGGGCCCTGTGATCGGCTTGAACGCAAATATTCTTAAAGAATTTGTAGACTATACAGCACTAGAATCACTTAAAGCAATAGGTATAAAATACAACGAACCTGCTCCAAAAGCAAGTCCTATTCCTTGGTTTAACAAGCATAGTGATACTAGCAAAAAACAAACAGCATTACAAGAAAATGAGTCAACTAATTATGTAATCGGTGTCATGTCAGAATCACTTGATTACGAAGCCTTACCCGAGTTGTAAGCGCCAAAAAATATTATTTGACTGTAATACTGCATTAAATAAACTTATAACATTTAACTATCTAGGAGAAAGAATGAAAGCCATTGTATGGAGCAAAGATAATTGCACCTTTTGTGATCAAGCAAAAAAATTGTTAGAATCTAAAGGTGTTGAGTTTGAAGAAAGAAAAATCGGACACGGGTACACACTAGAAGACTTATTAGCAGTAGTCCCTAATGCACGTACTGCCCCGCAAATCTTTTTAGATGAAGATTATGTTGGTGGATTTACTGAATTAAAACAAAAATTGGAGTCATAATGAGTAGTATAATTAAATTAGGACAAGTCTACTCTTTTAAACTAAACAGCGGAGAAGAAGTAGTATCTAAAGTAGTAGGGAATGAAGATGGATTTTTTGAACTTGAAGATCCAGTATCTCTTGCACCCAGTCAGACTGGCATGGCTCTTATCCCTAGTGTATTTTCTGCTTCAACCGCTGAAAATCCAAGACTAAATACTAATAGTGTTTCTCTTATTGCTGTTACAGCAGATGAAGTCAAGGACAAATACAGAGAAGCAACAACCGGAGTAACAGTACCGGAGAAAAAAATATTAGTAGGATAAAATTACATGGCGAAATTAAGCCGCAAGGGAGATAAGAACACTACAGGTGGTAAAATTCTCAAAGGCTCAGAAACTGTCTTTGCAGAAGGCAAACCTGTAGGTCTCCA